ATACCAGTGCTTATGTTTATATGAAGAATTCTGGAAGCACATCACAACCAGCACTTTCATTTGGTGACATCTCCAACCAAACAAGTGAGAAGATCCCTGATGCTGTGGACGAGCTGGTAACTTGGTCTCCAAGAATTAGAGATTTGTGGATTTGTAATAGCGATGGAATTGGAACTGACGAAGTTGCTGGCATTTCAACCTTCAACAATAGAAACCTTGCAGATTATGTTGGTTACAGCAGCATTACAACTTATATAACACTGACTGACAGTGCAATTACTGCAGTCAAGGGAAATGTTTCTATTGCTAGAAGTAGCGTCAGTTTTAGTTGATAAATAACAAAAAAGTCCTAACAAAATGGCAGCGATAATTACTGACCAATTAAGAATTTTGAATGCAAAGAATTTTGTTGCTGGAGTTCAATCCAGCACAAATTCTTATTATACTTTTATTGGTCTTCCCAATGCATCTGATTATCAATCAGACTGGGACACAAATCCACCATCTCCCAAAGATAATTTAGATCAATCTAATGATTATTGGGATACAATGATAGCATTGAAAAAAATCAATGCTAGTGATATTAGTCAGGTTGTCAGAAAAATCACCTGGCAATCTGGTATCACATATGATATGTGGAGAAATGATATTTCAAGGACTAATCCTTCTCAACCTTCAGGTTCTTTTGATATCTATTCTGCAAATTACTATGTAATGAATAGTGATTACAGAGTATATGTTTGCTTATTCAATAATGCAAATCCTGAAAACAACTTCCAGGGAGGTCCCTCTTTAGATGAACCCACATTCACAGATTTAGAACCAAGAGCTGCTGGTTCTAGTGGTGATGGTTACGTTTGGAAGTATCTTTATACTATTAAACCAAGTCAAGCAATTAAATTTGACTCAACTAACTATATTCCTGTCCCAAATGAGTGGAGCACAAGCACTGACAATGCTGCTGTCAGACAAAATGCTTCAACTAGTGGTCAATTAAAGATTGTCACTATCAGAAATAGAGGTGTTGGGCTTGGAACTGCTAGAACTTATACAGCAGTTCCCATTGATGGTGATGGAACAGGAGCAGAAGCAACAGTCGTAGTTAATGCTGATGCTAAAGTTGAATCTGTTACAGTTTCCAAGGGTGGTTCAGGATATACTTTTGGAACTGTAGATCTTGCTGCTGGTGGTGTTCCAACAGGATCAACAAAACCAGTGTTCAATGTCATTATTCCACCTAATGGTGGACACGGTGCTGATATTTACAAAGAACTCGGTGCTTATAATGTTTTAACCTATGCTAGATTTGAAAATGACACTGAGAATCCTGACTTTATTACAGGAAACCAGTTTGCAAGGGTTGGATTGATTGAAAATCCACAGGCATATAATTCTTCAAGTCTTCTCAATACTGATAAGGCAAGTGCTGTATATGCTCTAAGACTCACTGGAGCTGGTTATAGTTCAGCAACATTTACTGCTGATACTCACATCACACAAACTGTTGGACTTGGTTCCACTGCTGTTGGTAGAGTTGTTTCTTATGATCAAACCACTGGTGTTCTGAAATATTGGCAGGACAGAACAAACTGTGGTTTTAATTCTGATGGAACACAGAATGCAAGTCCAAAATATGGGTTTGAAGAGTATAGATTTACTGCTACTCCCACATCAAATGGAAGTCTGGATATTCTTGGTGGCAGCACCACTCTTGGCATTGATACTGGTTTTACAGGTCTGACAACAGTAATAAATAATAGGACATATAATCTTGGTCAAGACTTTACTAAAGGTGTTGCCCAACCAGAGTCTAAAAAATATTCTGGAAATATCATATATGTTGACAACAGACCATCTGTTACAAGGTCGTCATCACAAAAAGAAGACGTAAAGATTATCTTGCAGTTCTAAAGAATTATGCCACAGGAAACTAACCTCAACGTTGCTCCTTATTTTGATGACTTTGACCCCGAGAGTAACTACCATCAAGTATTATTCAAGCCTGCATACCCAATTCAGGCAAGAGAGTTAAATAATCTTCAGTCCATTCTTCAAAATCAAATTGAAGATATGGGAGATAACCTCTTTAAAGAGGGTTCTGTGGTTATTCCAGGTCAGTTGACCTATAATGATAGATTTCACTGTATCCAAATCCAGGCAGAGTACTTAGGTATTCCTGTATCTCTTTATCTTGATCAACTTGTTGGCAAAAGAATCACAGGTAGAGATTCTGGCGTAACAGCAACGGTAGTTACATATATTTCAAATCAGCAATCAGTAAGAGGCAATTATACTCTTTACTTGAATTATGAGAATTCTAGTGATACTGATGATTCAACTGAACAATTTTTTGACAATGAAATTTTAACCACTGATGAGACTATTTCATATGCAACAACTTTTATTGCTGCAGGAGAGGGTTTTGCCAATACAATAGCAAACAGCGCAGCTGCTACTGGTTCTGCTTTTGTTCTGAATCAAGGCGTTTACTATTTGAGAGGTTATTTTGTCAATGTTGATAGTCAAATCCTGATTCTTGATCAATATTCAACAAATTCAAGTTATAGAATTGGTCTTACAGTAAATGAAGAGATTATCTCTTCTGATACTGATCCATCACTTAACGATAATGCCCAAGGATACAATAATTACACTGCTCCTGGTGCTGATAGATTAAAAATTACAGCAACTTTAAGTAAAAAGTTGCCTAATGACTATGTGGATCAAGGTTTTGTTCAACTTGCTGAAGTTCAAAATGGTATTTTAAGAGAAATTCTTAATACAACCAAATATAATGTTCTTGGTGATGAATTAGCAAAGAGAACTTTTGATGAATCTGGTCATTATTATGTAAAAGAGTATGTAACTTCAGTTAGAGAAAGTTTAAATAATCAACAAGGAAATAGAGGTATCTATCTTCCTGGACAAATTACAGCACAAGGAAATGTTCCATCAGATGACTTGATGGTATATAAAATATCTCCTGGTAAAGCATATGTTAGGGGATATGAGGTAGAAAATACATCTACTACATTAGTTGATGTAGTAAAACCAAGAACAACAAGACTTATAAAGAATCAAGGTATTAATTTTGGATTTGGTCCTACTCTTGCTGTTAATAGAGTCTATGGATCACCCATCATTGGTTTCAACACTTCCAATACAGTAAGTCTCAGAGATCAGAGAGTTGGAATAACTTCAGAAACTGCTCCAGGAAAAGAAATTGGTCAGGCAAGACTTTATGATTTCTCATTAGAGTCAGGTTCTTATAGTAACACTAACGCTAACACTAATCAGTGGGATCTTTCACTTTTTGATCTCAACACTTACAAGGATATTGATGTTAACGTAGAGGTAACTCTGTCAACCCCCCTTCAAATTGAAGGAGAGTCTAGTGGAGCAGTTGGATTCCTTAAGTACAATGTAGCAGCAGGAACTGCCTTAACAGCATACAGTGTTCAGGGACAATTCATTCAGGGTGAAAGACTGAAATTCAATGGTGTTCTTGATAACTCCAGATATGTTGTTGACTACAAAGATTATGAAATTAATGACATCAAATCTGTATACAGTATTGTAGGAACTGCTAATACATTTACAGCAGATGTTGTTCAAACCCCAACATTCTCATTTAATGTATCTCAAATTTCAGGTGAGAGTCTGGGCGTTTCAACAATTACCAGTCCTTCTCTGGGTGGCAGAACATTCACTGGAATTGCCACTGTTGGTAACCTTGTAAGATATTCCAGACCAGGTGTTGATGAGTTTTCTTTTGCTAGAATTACTGATGTAAAAACATCATCATTGACTGTTGTTGGTATTGATACTGTCACAGGAATCTGTGATGGTGCTCTTCCATCTGCTGACTTCACTGCTAATGATTTGCAAATCATCAGCACCAGACTTCAAGCATCTAATGGTTCTGGAAACTTTGCTAACAATCAGTCACTCTACAGCATTCTTCCAAAGAAAAATATTGAGTCTGTAGACCTGAATAATTCTAATATTATCTTTAGACAAAAGTTCACCACCACAATTGATGCAACTGGATCCACTGCTGCAATCAATGTATCAGATCCTAACAATGAAGTCTTCCTTCCCTTTGATGAGGAAAGATATTCTCTGATCAATTCAGATGGAACTACAGAGATTCTGACATCAGATAAGTTTAATTTCTCTTCTGGTTCAACAATCCTTACTATTGATGGTTTGAGTGGTGCTGATCCAAATGCAACACTTATTGCCACAATTCGTAAGCAAAATGTTACTTCAAAAACTAAATTAAAGAATGTAGCAAATAGAATTGTCATTGATAAATCAAACAATTCTGCTTCTGGTATTGGTGGAACAACTCTCAATGATGGTCTTACTTATGGAAACTATCCATTTGGAACAAGAGTTCAGGATGGAACCATTTCACTGAATGTTCCTGATGTTATTAGAGTTTATGGTGTATTTGAGTCAGCAACTACTGCTGATCCAGAATCTCCATTTATGACTCTCGCTTCAATGAATGGACCTTCTGCTTCTACCAATGATCTAATCATTGGTGAGATTGTCACAGGTTCTATTAGTGGTGCAAAAGCAATATATCTCACCAGAAAATCAGACACATCTATTGGATTTGTTTATCAAAATGAAAATGTATTTGAGAACAATGAAACACTTACATTCTCAGAGTCTGGTGTCACAGCAGTTGCCAATAACATCAAAATTGGATCTCTCAATGTAACTGGAGACTATTTGTTCTTCAATGGACAAACAGATAGTTATTATGATTATGCAAGAATTTTGAGAAGAGGCAATAGATCAACTCCAACCAAAAAGTTGATAGTATACTTCTCAAATGCTTATTATGATTCTGCTGATACGGGTGATATTACCACTGTTAATTCATATAATGATCTCGATTACTCAAGAGAAATCTCCTCAATTAATGATGTAAGGGTTACTGATATTATTGATGCTAGACCAAGGGTTAGCAACTATACTGTAACTGAAGGTTCCAATTCTCCATTAGAATTTTCAGGAAGATCATTTGATGGTGGGCAGCATAGTTCAAGTAGAGTTATGGCTTCTGATGAGTCAGTAACTCTTGATTACAACTATTATCTTGCTAGAGCAGATAGAATTTATTTAAACACAGATGGTGTTTTGAGTGTTAAGTATGGTTCTCCAGATGATGTACCTTCTCTGCCAGATGAAGTAAGTGGTGCATTAAATATTGCCAATGTTTATATGCCTGCTTATCTTTATAATGTAGAAGACGCAAGAGTTAAGACTCTTGAGCATAAGAGATATCAGATGAATGATATTTCTAAACTTGAAAGAAGAATTAAAAATCTTGAGTATTACACATCTCTCAATCTTCTTGAGCAGTCAACTCTGAACAGTTTTGTTCCAGACATCAATGGTCTGAATAGATTTAAATCTGGCATTTTTGTTGATAACTTCACAACAACCCAACCACAAGATACTAGCATTGGTATCAAGAACAGTATTGATGTTAAGAGAAAAGTTCTTAGACCATCTCATTACTCAACAGCTTTCAATCTTCAGTTAGGAACAACTGCTATACCTGGAGTTGGAACCACAACTAATGCTAATGGGGATTCTAGATTTGCTGGTCTTTCTGGATCAAATATCAGAAGATCTGGTCAAATGATCACTCTTGATTACAGTGAAATACCTTGGTTAACACAACCCTTTGCTACAAGAGTTGAAAATGTTACTCCATTCCTCATAACTTATTATCAAGGTTCTGTTGCTCTTGAACCAACTGTTGATGTTTGGATTGATACCAACAGTATGGAGGTTCGCGATGTTCAATTGGAGGGTTCATTCCAAGGAGTTGCTGAAGCATTAAGAGCTGATGTTACTGATTCTGCAGATGGATCTAGAATTGGTGTTACTCCTGTATTGTGGGATTCTTGGGAGACAACTGGTGTTAATTTAACTTTTGATTCAGTAGAAGTAAACAGAAATGAGTCACTTCAATTAGCTGCCAACAGAAGGGGCATTAGCACTAATGAATTGTTAATTAGTCAAGGTCTTACTCCTAGTGGTCGTACTGATGTAGGAAGAAGTAATGTTACATCTACAAACATTGATGGTTCTATTTCCCTGGAGCAGAACAGAACTGGTATCCAGCAGATTATCAATGAAGTAATCAACACTGAATCACTTGGTGACAGGGTTGTGAACAGAGATATCCAGCACTTTATGAGATCTCGCAACATTCAGTTCACTGGAACTAAATTCAAACCATTCACACAACTTTATTCATTCTTTGATGGTGTTGATATTACTAGATTTAGTGTTCCTAAACTGATTGAAATCAGCATGACAACTGGAACATTTGTTGTTGGTGAAACTGTAACAGGTGTCATGAGTTCTTCTGAGAGCTCTGAACTCACTTCAGCATCTTCTAATGCTGCAATTACATTTAGAGTTGCCTCAACAAATCACAAGTATGGTCCTTATGATTCTCCAACTGATGTTTACACTTCCAATCCATATTCAAGGTCAAATACAATATCTGGAGGTTACACACAATCTTCCACAATCCTAAACGTTGATACATTCAGTCTCCAATCTGAAGATTTTCCACAATTCAGTGGTTACATTCAGCAAGGAATGATTCTGAGAGGCACAAATGGTGGTGAAGCAGTTGTAACTAGTGTTAGATTAATTAGTGATAATGTTGGCACCCTGATTGGATCATATTTTGTTCCAGATGGTTCAAATATTTCTAATCCACTATTTGAAAATGGAAGAAACGTTTTCAGATTAACAAGCAGCCCAATAAACAGCACTATCAGAGGAACAACCACCACTTCAGGTGAAGAAATCTTCTATTCACAAGGTGATATTGATAATACTCAAGAAGTTACTCTATCACTCAGAAATGCTAGAGTAACTACAAATGATGATTTCCAAGACAGTAGACAATTAACTGATGATATTGAATTTGAAGCTATTACTGGAGTAAATGTTTTTGATATTCCACCCCCACCTCCTCCAGCACCAAGAAGAGGAGATCCTCTTGCTCAAACCTTCAAAGTTGATGATGAGACTGGTGTATTTGTATCTAAAGTTGATCTTTATTTCAGAACTAAGGCACAAAATCTGCCAGTGACTGTTCAGATTCGTGAAACTTCTTTGGGTACACCAACAGATAAAATTCTTGCTTATTCTGAAGTAGATCTGAGTCCAGACAAAGTTAACATATCTGACGATGCTACTGCTGTAACAACATTTAATTTTGAGGCACCAGTTTATCTGAAAGGTAATACAGAATATGCATTAGTCATTCTCTCAAATACGACAGAATATAATGTTTACATTTCTAGACTTGGTGAAGCAGACATTACAACTTTGGGCACAGAGGCAGGTCAAGTTCTGGTAACTTCACAACCAATTCTTGGATCTTTGTTCAAGTCACAAAATGCTTCTGTATGGACACCTAGCCAGTATGAAGATCTGAAGTTTAACCTCTATCGTTCTGACTTTGTTGGATCTGGTAATGTTGAATTCTTTAACCCACAACTCCCAACAACACTTGAAAGAATTTCAAGAAATGGAGTTACTGCAGTTCCTAGAAACTTAAGTATTGGTATTGGAACAACAGTTGTTGACCCTGGTTTAACACTTGGCAATACTATTATTCAAGTTGACTCTGATGCTAGTGGAGAACTTGTTGGTTTTGCTGGTTCTATGACAGGTGCTCTTGTTCTTACAAATGTAGGAACAGGTTATACACCAACCAGTGGTCAATTTACACATACTGGAATTGCTCTAACAGCAGTTACAGGAAAAGGAATCAATGGAACAGCAGATATTACTATCAATAATGGTGTTGCAATTGCTGCTACTGTCAACAATGGTGGTAAAGGATTCCAGGTTGGTGATGTATTGACACCAGTAAGTATTGGTAGCAATGAAATTGGTTCTGGAATGAGACTTTCTGTTGGAATTCTCACTGGTTATAATGAACTGATCCTTGATAAGGTTCAAGGAACATTTGGAACTAATAATTATCTTCAGTACAGAGATTCATCAGGCATTGCTACAGATATCAATGCAGGAATTGGTGGAAGTGTATTCCCTGTAGCTCCTTACAGAGTTAATAGTGATGGACTGCATCTGAGGATTTTCCAGAGAAATCATGGCATGTACTCTGAAATTAACAGAGTCACTCTTCAGAATATTGATACTGATGTTCCAGCAACTGCTCTTACACTTGATTATCAAAAAACTGAAACAGGAGTAATTTCCATAGCAAGCACTGCTAACTTTGGAGTATTTGAGGGTGTTGGTGTTGCTGCAACCAATCCTGGATATGTCAAGATTGGATCAGAAATCATTGAATATACTGGTGTAAGTGGCAACACCCTTACAGGCATTACTAGTAGAGGTGTAGATAATACACTTTCTGCAAAACATAGTGTAAATGACTTAGTTCAAAAGTATGAATTTTCTGGTGTTTCGCTGAGAAGAATTAATAAAACACATGTTCTCTCAGATGCTACAGTTCAGGATCCAATTGGAATTGATTATTATCATATTAAGATTGATATGTCTCAAAATGGAAATGATAAGAGTGCAACCTCATCTTCATTTGGTGCTAGATATCTTAATGAAGTAAAACTTGGTGGTGGTGTGTTCGCAAAAGGAACATACAACCTTCCATACAACTTGATTATACCTGATGTTAGAAGCACATCTCCAACTGGAACCAACATTTCTGGATCTGTAAGATCAGTATCTGAGACCAGTGTATCTGGATCTGAAGTTTCATATGTAGATCAAGGATATCAAGAAATTGCCCTCAAAGAGAAAAACTACTTTGAGTCGCAAAGAATGGTTGTTTCTAAGGTAAATGAAGATGCTTATCTGACCACACTTCCTGGAAATAAGTCATTTACTATGTCATTCAATATGAACACATTTGATAGAAGACTTTCACCTGCAATTGATCTTGATCATTCATCTGTTGTTTTTGTTTCCAATAGAGTAAATGCTCCTATTAATGATTATGCAAATGATCCAAGAGTCAATGGTGTTCTGAATGATCCAAATAGTCTGATGTATGTGACAAAACTGATCACATTAGAGAATCCAGCAACTTCTTTGAGAGTTTACATTGATGGTTATGTCTCCAATTACAATGATATTAGAATGTTCTATGCGCTGAATCAAAATACAACTGCTGATCAGACACTGTTTGTTCCATTCCCAGGATATAATAATATTGATGATTTTGGTAATGTAATTAATCCATCTATCAGTGATGGAACATCTGATATTCAAATCAGAAAGTCTGATTCTTATACACAAGAACCTTCAATCAACCAGTTTAAGGAGTACACATTTACTATTGATAAACTCCAACCATTCAACAACTTTAGAATCAAGTTGATTGGTACATCAACCAACCAGTCAGTTGTACCACAATTTAGAAACCTCCGTGTGATTGCCTTAGCATAATGAATTTACTACCAATTGAAGGAAAAGATGACTTTCATAGAGATTCAAAATCTCGTGCAGTTATCAATACTGATCATAATCAATATGAAACATATATGAATAATAGAAATAGACTCTCTACTGAAAAGGAGAGAGTCAACAAACTTGAAGAAAAGGTTGATAACCTTTCTGATGATATTAATGATATCAAATCAATGCTCCAATCATTCTTAAAGCAAAATGGCCAATAATACTATTACATTTGATCCATCTGCTGGAGTAGCGTATGGAGTCAATTTAACAATTTACAAAGGTGCTGATTTTAGATCAACATTCCAAGTAAAAAATAATGATGGAACCAATTTCAACCTCAGTGGATATACTGGTTCATCACAGATGACCAAATCTGTTTCAGTGGGTTCCACATCAGTGGCAACAGCAACTTTTAATGTTGGTTTTACAAGTGCAACTTCTGGGAAATTTAATATCTCTCTTGGTTCTACCCAAACTAGAAATATTAGTCCTGGTAGATATGTTTATGATATTCTTGTAAGTTCTGGCACAAGTTTTTATAGACTAGCTGAAGGAAACATTCTGGTTCAGGGTGGTATCTCTTCAGCACCCTAAATAGTTAAAAATATAGTGTATAATGGCTCAACCTTCTACACGACAAGAACTGATAGATTATTGCTTAAGACAGTTGGGAGCACCTGTCTTAGAGATCAACGTTGCTGATGAGCAAATTCAAGATTTAGTTGATGATGCTATTCAGTTCTTTCAAGAAAGACATTTTGATGGCGTAGCGCAAGTATATCTTAAGTATCAAATCACTCAAGAGGATGTTGATAGAGGCAAAGCACGTCCTCCTGGAGCACGAAGTTCCAATACCTCTTCAGGTATCACATCTACCAGTGCTTCAACAAATATTGTAGGAACTGCTACTACATTTACTTACTATGAAAATAGTAACTATTTGCAGATTCCACCATCCATTATTGGTATTAATAAAATTTTCCAGTATGATGATGCTCAATCAGTGAGCACCTCTAATATGTTCAGTCTTAAATATCAAATGTTTTTGAATGATGTTTACTACTGGGGTTCCACTGATCTTCTCTCATACACGATGGCAATGAGTTACTTGGAGACAATGAATTTTCTCCTCAATACTCACAAGCAAATCAGATTCAATCAAAGACAAGATAGGATGTATCTTGATATTGATTGGACCAGTCTGAGAGTTGGGGAGTTCATCATTATTGATTGTTGGAGAGCAATGGATCCCAATGACTACTCAAGAGTTTGGAATGATTCATTCTTGAAACCGTACTTGACAGCACTGATTAAGAGACAATGGGGTCAAAATCTTATCAAATTCCAAGGTGTTAAACTTCCTGGTGGAGTTGAATTTAATGGTAGAGCAATATTTGATGATGGTCAGAGAGAACTTGATGAAATCAAGCAAAAGATGATGAGTACATATGAACTTCCACCTTTAGACTTGATAGGATAATGCTATGCTCAATCCATACTTTCTGAATGGCAGTAAAAGCGAACAAAACTTAATTCAGAGTCTCGTAAATGAGCAACTGAAGATGTATGGTGTTGAAATTTACTATATTCCAAGAAAATATCTTAAGAAAAACACTGTAATTAGAGAAGTTATCCAATCTGAGTTCACAAGTGCCTATCCGATTGAGGCATACGTAGACAATTATGATGGATTTGGTGGTCAAGGCACGCTTTTATCCAAATTTGGTATCCAAGAGCAGGATGATTTGACTCTGATCTTGTCTAGGGAAAGATATGAGACATATATCACTCCTTTAATTAAGAATTTACCAAATATTGAGTTGGCAACTAGACCAAAAGAAGGTGATTTGGTCTATTTTCCACTTGGTGATCGTCTTTTTGAGATTAAGTATGTTGAGCACGAGCAACCATTCTATCAACTCCAAAAAAACTATGTTTATCAACTAAGATGTGAACTCTTCAGATATGAAGATGAAGTTCTGGATACTGGTGTTGAGACAATTGATGATGAAATTGAACAAATTGGTTATATTCAAACTTTAACTCTGATTGGAGCAGCATCAACAGCAACAGGTACAGCAACAACTTGTGCTTCTGGTTCTATTTTGGATATCTATATTACAAATATGGGCAAAAACTATAAAACTGCCCCAACAATTGGATTTAGTTCAGCACCTGTTGGAGGTGTAACTGCTGTAGGTATAGCATCTCTTACAAATAGTTATATTGGGTGCGATGGAACCAATACTGGCAAGATTATGTCAATTGATTTGACAAATGCTGGTTGTGGATACACTGTAGCACCAATTGTCACTATTCAAGGTGGAGGTGGAACTGGAGCAGCAGCAAGTGCTGGTATCACCACCCTCACATCAGTAATGAGTATCACAGTTACTAATGCTGGCAGTGGATATACATCCAATCCATCAATCACCTTTGCTGATCCAGGAGCAGGAATTGGATACACAGTTGCTACTGGATATGGTGTAATTAACTCCGCAGGTATTGTCACATATGCTGTAATTACTAACTCTGGTGCTGGTTATACTACTGCTCCAGACCTTACATTTGAATCTCCTTCTGGAATAGGAACTGATTCCTCTGGTTCCTTCATATTCAATGAAATTGTTACAAGTCAATCATCTGGAACAACAGCAAGAGTTAAAGAATATGATGCTGCCAATAATACTCTTGAAATTTCTATTGTTGATGGTTCATTTGGACCAGGAGAAATTCTTGTTGGATCTGAATCTGGCGCAAGACACGTAATCAGAACAGTCAATACAGATGATCTTGTTACACCTTATGCCGATAATGATACTATTGAAATTGAGGCAGATTCAATCATCAACTTCTCCAAATCCAATCCATTTGGAATGCCTTAAATAAAAATTGGTTAAATAGTAGTATAATTCTGTAACAAAAATGTTTGAGTATTTCTATAATGAGATTTTCAGATCCGTAATTATTGGATTTGGTTCTCTCTTCAATGGTATTGAAATCAAGCACAAGGATTCCAATGATGATACTTTTAGTGTCATCAAAGTTCCTCTCGCTTATGGACCAACTCAAAAGTTTCTGGCAAGGTTGGAACAAGAAGCAGATTTGAACAAACCAGTTCAGATGACTCTTCCAAGAATGTCATTTGAGTTTACTGATCTTCAGTATGATCCAGCCAGAAAGGCAACTCAAACTCAAGCATTTTATGGTGTAACTGATGGTGGAACAAAGACCAAAAAGGTCTATATGCCTGTTCCATATAATATGACATTTGAATTGTCAATTATGACAAAGTTGAATGATGATATGCTTCAAATTGTAGAGCAAATTTTACCTTATTTCCAACCATCATATACTCTTCCTATTAAGTTTTTAGGTGAACTGGCAGAGACACAAAATGTTCCAGTTCAGATCGAATCCATCTCAATGGAAGATGATTATGAAGGTAATTTTGACACAAGAAGAGCATTAGTTTATACAATCAGATTTACTGCTAAAGTATACCTCTATGGTCCTGTTTCAGATGTTACAGGAGAGATTGTCAAGAAGGTTCAAGTTGGTTATATTGCTGGAACCAGAGGCGCTTCTGGAACTACTTATACCAGAGATGTCAGTTATCGTGTTGAACCAAGAGCAGTTCAGGACTATAATGATTCACAACTCACACAACTTGCTGAAGATATAGATCTTAGTGAAATTGTGATTGATGTTGCTGATGGCACACAAGTGACTGCTGGCACTTACATCTATATTGGTCAAGAAGAGATGTATGTTGAAGATGTAACTGGCAACAAACTTTCTGTTAGAAGAGCTCAAGATAAGACAAAGGCACAAATACACGCTTCAGGTGCTGCTGTTTATAGCATTACCAAAGCAGATGCTGACTTCATTGATATTGGAGACAACTTTGGATTTGATGGTTCTACCTTTTGATGGAGATTGAGTTATGTCTAGTAAATTTGACAAGTTAAATGAAACATTTGATGTTACATCCACTGAAATTGAAGTAAAAAAGGAGAATGTAGATGATAAAATACAAAAAATCAGAAGCACCTCTGAGGATATTCGTAAAGACTATGAATATACCAGGGGTAATTTATATTCGATCATTGAAAAGGGGCAAGAAGCAATCAATGGTATCTTAGAACTTGCTCAAGAGAGTGAAATGCCAAGAGCATATGAGGTTGCTGGTCAATTGATCAAAAATGTTTCAGATGCTACTGACAAATTGATGGATCTTCAGAAAAAACTGAAGGATGTCAATGAGGAAAAAGAGTCAAAAGGACCAACTACAGTCAACAATGCTCTTTTTGTGGGATCTACTGCTGAACTACAGAAAATGTTAAAGCAAGCTGCCCAAGATAAATAGTAAAAAGGTCTTTTTGTCCTTAAAATGAATGAATTAGGAGATTTCTTCAGTCTTATTGGTGAAGAAAAAAAGAAAAAGGAAGAAAAAAAGAAAGAATTAATTGGAGAATTATCTCTTGGAGACCTTTTTGCGTCTTTAAGTGAAGAAAAAAAGAAGATTAAAGAAAAGAGCGAGAAAAAAAATAAAGAAAGAGAAGAATTAATAAAAAATGTTAAGGTTTTTGAGACATTTTTGTTTTCAGATCCCAAAAAACAGCAAAAAGAAGAGGTTGATACCACTGATTGGAGAGATAATTATGTTCCCACAGAGATAGAGACTACAAATATCATTGAACCTGAACCTCTGAAACAAGAGAAAGTTGAAGAAAAGGCAGAAATCAGTGAAAATATTGAAAAATCTATGGAAATTCTGGACAAATTAGTCCCAGAAGAAGAAAAAATCAATGAATCTGAGACAGAAATGGCCAGATTGAAGCGTGAAGTGGATCAATTGCGCAAAATGGTCTATGAAACTGTTAGAACTGCTGCTGCTCAAGGTGGTGGAGGAGAAGTTCGCCTAGAGTTCTTGGATGATGTTGATAGAAATAGTGCTAAGGTCAATGATAAAGTCCTCAAGTATCAATCTTCAACAGGTAAGTGGGTTGGTGCTGATGCTAGCACAACTGATCTAGGACCTCTCACCAATATTGCTGCTGCTTCAACAACATCCATTACAAATGGACATACATTGGTATTTGATGCATCAATTGGTCAATTTATTGCCACAGAGGGAGCATCTGGAAATGCTACTTCTATTGCTGGTTATGCCATTACAGGCACACCAATTGATGATGGTGTCTTGGCACTTGACACTGATGCTTCAGTTTGGGAGTACACAACTCCATTCCAAGTTGTTGACTTGTCTGATGGCACTCTTGATGGCAATCAAGACTTTGGTAGCTTTACATAAACACCCTATATAAATAAAATATAAGAAGAATTTAAAAAATGGCTTCACCAACTCTTAAGTTTAAAAGAGGTGTATTCTCTCAACTTCCAACTCTGGCCGTTGGTGAACCAGGATTTACCACTGATAGATTCCAGCTCTACGTAGGAACTAAAGATGGAAACCAATTAATTGGTGGGGGTGACTTTTGGAGTAACAACACCACAACAACAGGTGGTGGTCTCAAATTATATGAAGCTATCAATAATGGTTCAAACTTTGTTCAGTTAAAGTCACCAAATAGTTTAGCAGGAGATATAACATTTACATTGCCTGGCACTGATGCTTCAACATCAGGTCAGGTTCTCCAATCTGATGCTGGTGGTATTCTTTCATTTGGAGATGTTAATCTCACAGCGATTGATATTGATGGCGGAACAGATATTGGTGCAGACATTGTAGATGCTGATCTGTTTATTGTTGATGATGGAGCTACTGGAACAAATAGAAAGACTGCTGCATCTAGAATTAAATCATATGTTTTGGGTGGGTCTTCAGGTGCTACTTTTACAGAAGTAACTGTTGGTTCTGCTGTTACTATCACAAGTAGCGGCATTGATGCAGGCGCATCTGGCATCATCACTGCTTCTTCCTTTGTAGGTGATCTTACAGGAAATGCTGATACTGCTACTAGTGCTACTAGTGCTACTAGTGCAGATACAGTTAAAACAATTTCTAATTCTACTGATGCTACTCAGTATCTTACATTTGTTGCTGATAACAATGGATCAGCAACAGCAGAAGAAGTAAGAACTGATGCTGGTATTACATTCAATCCAAATAGCAATCTTCTGAATGTAGGTGGAAATATTACTGTTAGTGGAACAGTTGATGGTAGAGATGTTCTTGATGATGGACAAGCTGGTGACAACCTTATAACACTGACTGGTGTTGCCAGAGATTCTACTAATCTTGGCACTTTCACTGGATCAACAATCAGTGACAACACAACTATCAAAAATGCTTTACAGGAGGTTGAAACCTCACTTGAAGCAATTTCTGGTGGTGGCGCTCAGGCATCATCTGTTGCAGTTGGTCAGACAGATACTGATGCTACTCACTACATCACATTTGTTGCTGATAATAACGCCAACCCAACTCAGGAAAATATTAGAACAGACGCTGGTGTTGCTTATAATCCTTCAACCAACATAATGACTGTTGGTGAAGTTTCTGTTACCACTCTTGATATTGGTGGCACTAATGTTACTGCTACTGCTACTGAACTGAATGTCCTTGATGGTGTTACTGCCTTCTTGGATGAAGATAACCTTGGTTCTAATAGTGATACTGCTATTCCTTCACAGCAGTCAGTCAAAGCATATGTTGATAATCAAATTGCTGGGGTTGCTGTTACCTTCTCATTAGCAGCAGACACTGGAACTAATGATGTATTCCAAACTGGTGAAACGCTGACCATCAGTGGAACAACAAATGAAGTTGATACTGTTGTTTCTGATAATACAATCACCATTGGTCTTCCAAACTCTGTTACTGTAACAACTGCTTTAACAACTCCAACTGTCAATGTTGGTGCTCTTAGAGCAAATGATGGAACTGCTTCTGCCACTATCTCAGATAGCACTGGAAGGTTTGTAATATCAAAAGACCTTGAAGTGCAATCAAATACTGTGCTTGCTGGTATCACCACAATGCAGGGCAGTGTTGAACTTGGTGACCAGACATCTGATACTTTAACTGTTACAGCAAGAGTTGCTAGTAATTTTGTTCCTTCCACAGATGGAGTGAGAAATCTTGGTTCTCTCTCACTTGCTTGGGAAGAAGGACACATCAATCATCTTGATGGTGCAAGTTTAAATGTAACTGGTATTGCAACAGCAAATAATTTCAAAGGTGATACCATTGAAACAACTGGTAATGGCACATTTGGTGGAAGTGTTTCAATTGCTGGAAACTTAACTGTTGGTGGAACAATCACCTCTGTTGATGTTGAAGACTTAAGAGTTATTTCACCAGTTATTGAATTGGGTCTTGAAGATGTTGGTAGTGGGGTGTT